TTTTCGCCTTTCGTTTAATCTTCGTACTCACCCTGTTCTACCCCGAACTCGTCTACGTTCGTATTGAAATGAACCGTTTGCAGGTCTGCATCTACGGGATATTTGAGCAGGTGTTCTCGATACTTGATAAGCTGAGCCAGCTTTTGGCTTGCAGAGACTTTTTTGTCCCCAATCATATAATCAACTTGCGGACTCTCAAGCAAGGCTGCTATTTTAGTCTCTACCTCAGATAATGTCATTGCCATAATTCTACATCCCTAAAAAAACACAGGGGCGAGCAGGCTAACCCGCCCGCCCCGTATTAAAAATTGAAAGGAAGAATCAGTCTCTATTAACCAACACCAGTAGACTCTACAACATACCTGTGGTCGATTGCTCCAACCTTACTAAAGCGTCTGACTTTATACTGGGCAATGACATCACGCTCCCACGCAGCATCATTCTTGTCATCCTTGCGGGTTAAGACCTGAAGCGGTATAACTACCTTCTCCAAGAACTGTCTCTTGAAATCACCGTAGTACCAGTAAGCACTACCGTTGCCCTTATCAATCCACGGACTAAACAGCGTCTTTAGATTGTAATAAGGATTGTTCTCATGCTGACCAACACTTGACCCACTGTTTGCAGGCATTATCTGGTTTCGTGTCAATCTCGAAGCCGTACCCTTTAATGCCCTTGCCGTAAGCAATATCATGTTGCTACTCATAACATCAATCGGATCGCCGTTCTCGTCCATAATATCATCAAACTCAGCCTCGGCAGCATCTATATCAGTGAAGTCGGCAAGCGTATCTGTTATTGCGTTGGTGTAAAGCACGCCACCGCCAACGCCGGAACTCGTACCATCACTTGTACGATACAAAGCCGTCCTCGTTCCAGCGGGATAGTAGGCATAGTAATTCTTGCCGCCAACCGTTGCATCCATAATTGTGTAAATAACGCCCTTTTCGCGGTCTTTTGCTGCTCTTTCGCCAAACTTGGCAGCCTTGAGCATAATCAACCCCGTCTGGTCGAACCGGATCGCCTCATCGGTAATATCAAGGATTTCACCCCTCTTGCTTCCACCGATAGTTACATAGAACTCCTCAACATCACCACTATGAGGATAGCCTCCGCCTTCCGGTATATCCTCAAGGTCTCCGCTGAGGAAAGCACCGGGAATAGTGTCGGTTTTCAACTTGGACGTGAACTTCGTTACAAGCTGATCAGCGATGCCCGGATACTCATCAAAGCCCTGAATAACCTTTTTGCTGATAAGCGAGCCAGTGATAATCGGGAACTGTGAGGTATTTACCGCCTCATGTATTTCCTTGATACTGAAATCTTCCGGCTTCATCAAAGGCTTTTCGTCTTTTTTCGCCTCAGTAAGTTCTCTAAACTTACCTGCCATAAACTTCTTGAAACCACCACTGTTTTCAATATGTTTCTTAATCTTATTCACAATAGTTAAACTCCTTTTTAACTCTAAACCCTTTCTTTGGTATTTAGCTACTAAACAATTATCTACCTATTAACTCTGTCCGGCTATGGTGTTCATCATCTTTTGCGGTACCAGTTTACAAAGCGTTCCAGCTCCCTCAGCTGTAGTATGGGCCTTAACACAAACAGCAATTGGACTTGTATAGGTGGTTCCCATTGGGTCAACTTCATCGTCAATCCCATACCACGAAGAACCTGCCCACGAAGCACAAGCTATTTCAAGCAAGTCACCGAAGGAAATCGCTGCCGCTGAAGACTGTTGAAATTCATAAATCGAATCGAGACTGACATCAACCAAAACATCTTCAGTATCACCCACTGCCGAAGCTGTCTCAGCTATACCAACAAAAATTGCGGCAGCAGCAGCTTGTAGGTCAGCCTTATTACTGGCATACGTATCCTCGACATACACCAAACTTGGCGTAGTGGCTAAACCGCTCGCCATCAAAACCATATCACCTTTTTCAATCACCGTAGCAGAAGCAACCGGCATTTGTACTAACTGCCTTTTCCCCCTACGATACCTATTAGTATTACTCATCTCATGTGCTCCTTTACATAATCACGTTTACAGTTACAGTTAATCGCCAAAAACCTTACTCGGTTAGCGGTTTTACTTTATTCCAACGATCCGTCTTTTAAGTCTGCCGCAATCTCTTCGGCAGACTTTTCGTTTGCAGACTCTTTGTGCTGACGTTCTCCGTTGTCTTTAACACCCGGCTTGCCGGTTATGGCATAAAACCTGTCGTCAATCTGCTCAGCGATCTTATCTTCAAGCTTCTCACCTTCTTTGACCGAAATGGCCATCAGTGTTTTCTTAAAGACCTCAGTCTTAGCCTCTTGCGGCAATTCGCTCTCTTCGAGCATCTTGCCGATAGCAGCTTCCTTTGCTACCAGAGTCTCCTTGACTTCCATCTCGTCAAGCTTTTTTTGCAGCTCGTCTTTTTCCTTTTTCAAGCCCTCATTTTCCTTGATGATTTTCTCAACTTCCGCATTTCTTGACTCTTTGCCGTCCTCCATCAAGGTATTGACAAGGTCTTTTCTGGCCTCTTTAAGACCAACCATCGTTACTTCCGAATAATCCATTTCCGGTACTCCTTTACCTTTACTGTCATTCAATTTATTCTCATAAAACCCGTTATTCGTAGCCGGTTCGGTTACCACATCAACGCTTACAACTTTTTCAATGGACTCTACGACTTCCACGCCGTTTTCCCTGTGAAATTTACCAAAAGCGTTATGGCTCATTCCCGCTATATCCGGCACATTACTTGCTATCTCATAGGCAAGCTTGCCACCTTCAGTATTAAGCAGTCGAATATCCCCCCTGATTTTCCCGCCATCGAAACGGGCATTTTCAATCTTACCGGCCAAATCCCTCGTACTTCTCCATCCCCTCTTCTCATCACTCTCGTTAGGATGGTCAATATAAACCTTAGCACCCTCGTACTTATCCACCCCACCCTTCAACGCCTCACCTGTATATCGCCTGCCGTTCCTGCTTATCTGTCCCACCAGAGCAGCGTTCTTAATTATCCTCTTCTCGGTATCTACGGATATTTCTAAAAACGCCCCGTCAAATTGATTCTTAATCTCTCTTAGCTTCATCTTCAAAATTCCTTATGGCAATAAAAAAAGGGGTCTCAACGTTAAAAAACGCTGAAACCCCTTATCTGGTAGTTTCAAAAATTATTCAGTTTTTAAGACGGTCTTAAATTTTCCTCTTTGCGAGTTATCTTCCCATTTTCAATCTGACCGTTATATATCTTAAACTCAACATGCAAAGAACCATACTGCAATTCAAAAGCCTTTTGCTTTATCTGCTCTATATATATTAAAAGTCTATCTGGTTTATTTTGCAAGTCTTTTTTTTGATTATCTTTTAACTGCTGCTCTGACATAAGGTTATCGCTCAATAAATTTTTAATAATTTTTAGGTTTTAAGCTACTACTTTTTGTGTTTTCACAAATTCCGCTGGTGTTATTGCAAAGCTAAGCTCTTCGTCCGGCACTTCCGCAAACACCGGCTCAGCATAGCACATGCAGTTCGGATGGTATGGAATCATCGGCGGACTATCTTTAGGGAAAAACTTACCGCTTACATACTCATCATACGGAGCCGGATTATCACTGCCGACCCTGCTGATAAAACCTTTTAGCCAATTCTTCTTCTGAACGTATCTAACCGTCCCTTCGTGGAAAGCCCTTGCGTATTCTGTTCTGGCTAATCTTCTGGCGTTTCGATAAGCCGACCTGTAAACCCCTCTGCCCGGGTGATATGCCTTTGCCGGTTTACTTAACACCAGCTTGCCGTCTTTTCTCACCCTGTGGAATCTTGCGTTCGGTTCCGCTAAATACGGTCTTATATCCCTTGCAACTTTATTGACACTTTCACCTAACAACACACCTGTATTGACACGGTTCCTGATTAGCTTCTCAGCATCCCAAGTAATATCCCAAACCTTCTGCGAAAAAGTTATCCTGCCATACTGCGTCCTCATCAGAAAATCCATTGCATCAGAATTGACCCTGCCCCACATACTCGCCCGCCAGCGTTCCTTACTGACATCATAAGCCCTTATATTGCCGTCTTTACCTATAAAGCTGCTGCCAATACCCAGCTTTGCGTTTCTCGGCAGTTCCATATTCTGCAAGGCGTAAATCTGCGTCTGCATACCGAAATTGGCACTCTGCCTCATACCCTTTTTGGTCTGGTCCAACAGCGAAGGTCTTAATTGCCTGATAATCCCACGAACACTATCAGGTTTAGGCTTTACATCACTGCCTAACAGGGCTATCAGCCTCGCTGGTGGCAGTTTCCCTTCGATAGAGTATTTGGTTAGGGTCTTTTCGATTTTGTCAGCAGCAGCACTCAGCAGGGCGTAAACCTCTCTCTCCTGCTTAACCGTATAATGTAGCCAGTCCTTGCGGCTTTTAAGAACGGCTTTACGAATTGTTTCCTGATTGTTCATCTAACTTTTCGCCATACTCTTTCAAATCTTCTTTATATCTGCGTGTCCGCAACTTAGATTCCTTTGTTTCTATCATACCAACAAAAGGTATATGCTTCGATTCTCTATTCGGCGGTGCTGGCGGTGGTTTTGGTCTAAATTTTATTTCCGGTGGTTTTTGGTTTGATTCCTTTTTCCTTTCACGCTCTCCTCAATAGGCTCACCGTTTTCAGACGAAGCAAAAAGAACTTCGCCTGCCAGCGTCCTAACAACCACCCAATCATGCCCAACAGCTTCGACTCTTTTATCCTCATAGCAATCACCGCGAAAGTAAACATTACAAAAACCTGCTAATACTTGACCTACTTTCAATCCATTACTCATTTCAAGCCCTCCAAATACTCAGCGGTTAATCCTTCACCTAAAGCGTCAACGAAATTCGGGTCTCTATTCAGCCGGTAGAACAATCCTTCATCTTCGTTTCGCAGGATAAACGTGCCATTCTTATCAACCCCGCAATAAACAAAGCCCTTTTTTAGCCATGGCCTCACGATCTTCGGTGCTTTGGTTTTTGCTATAGGCACTGTAGTGAAAACATTACCATCTTCTTTATTCACCTCGCCCTTGTTTGGATTGATCGCTTTTGGCTCCAGCTTATCATCGGCCTTAGCCTCTAACTTTGCCAACTCCTGTAACTCCTCAAAGTCAGCATCTATACAGTAATCGCCGTGCTCATCGAGTAACTTATCTCGCAATTGTTCGAGCCGTTCTCTGTCCTTAGCCTTTAGCTCTGCCATATTCAAAATCCCTTTCAAACCAAAACCTTATCATCTTTATCATAAGCCCTTATCTGGCCTCTTAAGACCAACCTGTTGAAATTTTTTACTGCCTGCTCCACACTATTTTCCATCATTAACATCCTCTGCCGCAGTTGCCTTTTCCATTCATCTGTGCGTTGCTTCTTTTTCTGGCCCACACTTAAATCCTCTTAATTATGTATATTCCGGCTCATCATCCTGAGCACGATCCTTTTCTTTTTTGCCTTCTATATCAATCTGGGCCTGTTCATCCTCATAGTCATAACCCAACTTGGCCGATATTGTCTTATCAGAAGCCCAATGGTTCATCTTGTGTATCTGGTATGCTGTTGTATCCTGCTGCAAGTCCCTGTGAACCATCGATGCGAAATTAACACTGCAATTCTCGCTCGCATTCTGCGGTATAGCATTTGCTTTTTTACCGAACTTAATAACCTTCTCAAATATTTCCTGAATAAGCCCGCTCACAATATCCTGCCAGCTTTCTATCGCCTTGATCATCGGGCTCTCAGCAACCAACGCCGATGCAAAATTCTGGTTTGAATAATCGCCGGTAACTACACCCTCAACCAATTGCGTACCCTTGCATATCATCCGCTCGATATTTCTGCCGTCATCTTTCGTATCCGAAGCATTGATATTGAGATTCTTAAATTCATAATCCACACCCTTAGCCACAATAGTACTACCCGGCTTAGGCATTTTTTTGCTTGGTGTACTGCCTGAAGGTGTGGAGCTTTCGTTTTGGAATTTTGCCTTTAACCCTGCCGCTGACAATTCCCCCGTTGGTTTTATCACGAAATGGAAAAAACTACGTATCCGGTTAAGCCTGATACGGTCATCCAACCAAAGCTGATAATTTTTCAGATACTTAGCTATACCTATAAAGAAGCTCTTGCCCCTCTTCTCGTTGCTATCACAGAGTATCTTGCCATGAACAATCTCATCGGCTTCGATTACATCGGTATGTTCAACATTGCCCTTAAAAAAGCACCGGTGATACCTCTGCACCGTTTCAACATCATCGGGGTCTGTTTCTATTCCGTAGCTGTGTGTGTTGGATTTGTCTTTTATCTCTTCGGGGTCAATAAATCTTAGCGTCTGATATTCGGCTGTTTTACTCTCTGGGTTCTTCTCGTCCCCATACTCGTAGCTGATCTGGCCTGCCGTCTTGAAAAACCGAAGAAAAAACTCACCATCACGCAGAAGCCTTTTCACCAATTCCTTACTCCGCATATCAAAATTATTCTGCTTATCAGCACACCACGCATCCCAATAAGCCTGAGTCTCTTTATCTTCGGCCATAACAGAAGCGTTTTTCCCCAAGATAAAGCCTATCATGGACTCAATCAATCCTCTTGCACCCGGGTCTTTGTAATACAGCTTTCGTGCCTGCTCTCTGAGTGTATCTAAATCCTGCTCGCTGTAACTGTCTTTACTGCCGTCAAGTAGTGCCCAATCGCCCTCATCGGTATCCTGAGCAAACTCAGGTGTTGATTCAATCAGGCCGCTTGCTTTTTTGTATACTGTAGCTAAATACTTAGCCTCTTCTCGCTTTGCCGACCAAGCCGGAAATATTTTAGACAACATTTTCTATCTCCCTAAAAAAATAGGGACTATGGGTATCACGGCATACCCACAATCCCTTAACACAACCTTGTTTAATTTCGGAAAATCCATTTTCCTGATATTTGCCTCTTTTCCTTAGCCTTCCCGACCATTGCCAACATAAAAACCCGACTTCTCCAACTCATCTTCAATCTTCTCTGTCATCTTTACATCCGTAATCTTGAACCAAAGCCTTACCTCGCCGCTGTGAAACTCCATACAATAAGCGGTCTCTGTATAAGCTTCGTTGAATTTCTCGATAAACGCATCTACGATTTCAGGATTGTAAACGTGCTGGATAACTAAACCGACTTCCCCCTGCCTCGTGAGCTTCCCCCTTGCAGTAAGATCGTTAAACGTATCCTGCCTAATCTTTTCAGCAAGCTTGCGTTGATGTTTTGCTATAAAAAAGCTCAGGCATACAACCCCGCCTGCAAGCCCCGCAAAACAGCTAAATACAAATATGAAACTGGCAAACATTTCAAACTCTCATTCTGTTTGCCTTCCCGATTACTTCATTTTTCCTGCAATTGGTTTCCCATGAGTTATAAATCCGGGCGGTAAACTGATTGGACTCGGTTTAATCTTGATCTCTTTATCTTTTCTCAACTCAACTATCTTTTCAAGATAATAACCTTCAGCTTTCATGCAATCAGTGAAAACACCATCGTTATATACACCTATCAATATACCATCACCGTCATACGATATACAATCACAATCTTGATAATCCCTAATGGCCTGACTAACACTTATCTCTGGATTATACCAAGCCTCGCTTGCACAACCACCCACAAAAAGCAACAATCCAATCACAACGCTATTTACAACCTTGTTATCCATACTGCCCCACCACATAAA